TGGCAGGATCTATTGCACAAAATGAGGAATACTGCTCTAAAGAAGGAGAGTTGATAGAAAGGGGCGTCAAGCCCATTTCGAATGACAATCGCGGCCGGGCCGAAAAGTTGCGGTGGCAACGGGCCCGCGAATTAGCGAAAGAAGGTAAATTTGAGGAAATTGACGCTGACATTTATGTTCGGTGTTACAATACACTGAAGAACATTGCCAAGGACCACCAAAAGAAACCGGAACCGGTTGATGTGAAATGCTTTTGGATATATGGTCCAACAGGGACTGGTAAGTCCCACTGTGTTGAGACTACATTCCCCACATGCTATAAGAAGAACATGGAAGATATGAAATGGTTTGATGGTTATCAAGATGAAGATGTAATTTATCTTGAAGATATGGACAAGTACCAAGTGAAGTGGGGGGGAATGTTGAAGAGACTTGCCGATAGATGGCCCATGCAAGCAAGTATCAAAGGTAGTATGAAGTATATTCGACCGAAGGTCGTAATAGTTACTTCAAACTACCGTATTGATGAAATTTGGACTGATGAGGGTACGGTAGACCCTTTGATCAGGCGATTTACGGAGGTGCATAAGATTACCCAGGATCAAGTAGTAGACTTTACCTAAATAAATATGCCTTATGCAAGAAGAACTGTCCGTCGTGCCGCTGGTCGTAGGGTTCGGTATCGTGCTCCTCGTGTTTATACTCGTCGTCGTCCAACCGTTTACAGGAGAAGGAGAGTTTATCGAAGATAAAGTCGTGTTAACCTAATAAAATGAAACGTAAAATTGACAACCCCGACCGTTCAAGAGTGAAGCGCCTGGCGGCTCAAGCCGCGGGAGCTGAACTTGGATTTATAGCCGGAGACGTACCAGGCGCCGTTTACGGCGCTGTGTACGCTGGCCGAGCTTATGATTACAGGTTTCCAAGTCAGGTCGAAGGACCTGAAGAACTTGACCCAATTAAAACAATGGGATATTACGCTGGAAACTTTCCTCGGTTCAAGAAGCCAAAGTCTACGTTAACAGCGTTAGCTTTGAGGAAAGGATATCATGTTACTAATGATGATTTTGGCGGAGCTAGAGATCCAAATGCTGTGTATGTAACACATAGTACTTATAATGCATCACACTTTTCTACAGCAATTAGAGGAGCTCTTATCCGCAAGTTGTTTAAACTTGCGGGTATAGAGATTTCAGAACACACGGAGGAGTTATCGTGCTTTGCACCTTTTAACTCGGATGGCTTTAAATTGTCTTACGAAACTAAGAATCCGTTAGACGGCGCGACAGCCGTCTTTGAATACATAACACTTGATAATGAATCGTTCTTTCAAGTACTGTCAAATTTTACGGCATTTAGGGATAGCATCCTTAGTATGTTGTTAGGATTTAATGGAACCGAAGCGTATGCGCTTCGGTTGTATACCTCAGATCGGAATGGATTGGCAACAGATTGGCGGCTGTTAGCGCAGCTAATGCTGCCAATGGAAAAGGTTACAATTCATGCTACCTCGGAGATCAAAGTTCAAAATAGATCTCAAGGTGCGAATGCACCAGCGGGGGATGAAGATGCGGACAGGGTCGACAATCAGCCTTTAGGGCTGAAGTCGTACCTGTTCAAGCATGGGGACCCCCGATTGAAGTCACCTAATTTTATTACTGATGGAATTCCAACCACTGTAAGTTTAGGTGGTGTACCCGAATCATTTGCCGGTGTTCGGTTGATTAGATCAGCGCAGCTGATCAATACGAACTGGCAAAATGGCCCTGACAAAGGAATCTTTACAAATTGCAGTATGATCAAGTCTGGAATGTTACAACCAGGGCAAATTAAAAAGTCGTTTATTAGTGCAACTCACACGGGAATGTTGAATACTGTACTTAAGAAGTTGCGCCCCGAGTTGCCAAGAGTTGGAGGGCTCTTGGCTGGGGTGCAAGGCAAGTGTGAACTTATGCTCTTTTATGAGAAGTTGCGGAGCACCGGGTTGAATAGTATTGCCATTCATTATGAAAGGGAGTTAAAGGTCGGTTGTGTTGTAAACACAACTAGACCTGCTCCGTGGACAACGTCGTTTACGTCGTTTGAAACTAACAATTTGGGACCATAGTTTATTAATTATAAATATAGTGATTTCTCAATGCAATGATACGTTGTAGTCTATTCCAATATCTTTGAAATACAGGATTTCGACTATCTTGAATTTCACGCATCTTCCATACACATCGTTGTTCGTGTTTTTGCAAGTCCCTTAAGATAGTAATTGTCGAATCGTCTTCGAGGTTGAAAAGTCGCCGTGTCGGAGTAGGAGGGGGACCAACATAAAAAGGATTGAACTCGTAATCAATCATCTCTTCCATATTATTCATCGCGTAATTTTTGAAAAAAAATGAGCGGGGAATGGCCCCTATTTATACTAAAAGTGGCTGTACTGATTACATAATCAGTGAAACAGATCGGAAACAATTATCCGCTTAATTACCCACCATACCCCCAAGGCGGTATGCTCCACGACTCAGTTAAATGGGGCCCTTGTGGCCCCATTAACGAGGCGCGGCAGAGGAGCTTGCGACGACCCCGTGGAGCATTCCCGCCTCCGTAACTTAAGATATATAAAGACTGGCATGGCACAATCTGGGGATTCCGAAGGAAAGGGGGGGCACCCTATGGGTCCCCGTTCCCCAAGATTGGCCAAATGCCACGTCCACCTGACAACCACACCAAATCATCGAACAAGTTTGTGTTTGGCCCCGGCTTGTTGATTACCTTTGGCTCCGCCAAAGTAATCAATGAGCCCCGCCCCGCATTTTTTTTTGTCGACACAGAAGGTCCAGCATATTATTACCTGGACCTTCTGTGATGGTGTAACCGTCCCAGAAAAAAAAATGTCACGTCATCGTAACTTCTGCTTTACGTTTAACAATTATCCCAATACTGATCTTGTAGATCAAATAGTATGTAAGTATATTGCGTATGCAGAAGAAGTAGGAGAGAACGGAACACCTCATTTGCAAGGCTTTATAAGCTTTTCGAATGCGAAAAGCTTATCAGCCGTAATAGCACTCATGCCTGGATGTCATGTATCAGTAATGGCAGGATCTATTGCACAAAATGAGGAATACTGCTCTAAAGAAGGAGAGTTGATAGAAAGGGGCGTCAAGCCCATTTCGAATGACAATCGCGGCCGGGCCGAAAAGTTGCGGTGGCAACG